AGCAGTTATTGCTCAGACTATAAAATTATTTATTGCTCCAGAATTGGATATCCCACCAGGTAGTAAAATCATCGTAACTCAAGATGGACGAACTGGTGAATATAGCAGAAGTGGCAATCCTGCTGTTTATAAAAACCATCAAGAAATTACACTTGAATTGTTTAAAGGGTATGCATAATGGCACGATGGGGCAGAGTGAACTTCCAACAGTTGCAAAGACTTCAAAGGAAAATGCAAAAACTGAGCCAGGCAGATATTGAAAAGTTTTGTGAAGAAGCAGCTAAGGAATTAGCTGCTAGACTTTTAAGTAAAGTAATCCGTGACACACCTACAGGTCAATATGATGATGGAAGAGTAGGCGGTACATTGAAACGTGGTTGGACCATTGATAACAATATTACCAAGAACGGTAGTGTATATGAAATTGAAGTAATCAATCCAGTCGAATATGCCTCATACGTAGAATACGGCCATAGGACTCGAAATTTACAAGGTTGGGTAAATGGTCGCTTCATGATGACAATCTCTGCTGATGAAGTTGAGCAAAAGTCAGTTCAAATCTTAGAAAAGAAACTTCAAAGAATGTTAGGAGATGCTTTAGGTGGAGATTAACGAAATTATCACAGCTATCTCCATTAAGCTAAACCAAACTTTTGGAGATAACTATTCGAATTATATTGACGATGTTCCGCAGGGTTTTCAAGCACCTGCTTTTTTAATTATGTTTTTATCGTTAGAAAACATTCGGCAAATCGGTAATCGATGGAGAGTGTCAACTCTTTTTAACGTGCAGTATTTCCCTTCAAATGGTCGCTCGGATGCTTCTAATCATTCTTTAAAGGTACAACAAGCATTGGCTGAAATAACACTGTTAAACGGTACTGTAATGTTAGGTACAGGGGCAACGAGTGAGATTGTGGATGGGATTGCTCATAACATGATTCACTTTAATTTCTACTTACAAGAAGTTGAAGCAAAAGATTTCATGGAATCATTAGAACAACACTCTATCTTGAAAGGGTGAACATAGTGGCAAGTAAAACAATTAAAGAAAAAGCAAAGGCGACTACTGACCAAGTTACGGAAGTAATTGAGGAAGTAGCGCCTTTTCAATTTACGAAAAATCAGCTTTTAAAGAGTAACAAATATGTTGATCGTCGTGATGCACTTAATGCATTGCTTAAAGAAGACGAAACATACACCTTTTCTCAGGTAGATAAAATCTTAGAGAATTTTTATAAAGGAGGTAACAAGTAATGGCATTAGGCGGAGGTACATTCCTAACACAAAACAAAGTATTACCGGGTACTTATCACAACTTTGTCAGTGCAGCTCGTGCTTTTGCAAACCTATCTGATCGAGGATTTGTAGCACTGCCAATCGTATTGGACTGGGGCATTGATGGTGAAGTATTCACAGTAACAGCTGAAGATTTACAAAAGAATTCTCTTAAAATCTTTGGTTATGATTATACTCACGAAAAATTAAAAGGTTTACGTGATGTATTTAAAAACGCTCATACAGCTTATGTTTATAAATTAAATGAAGGCGCGGTTGCTGCTCAAAACACATTTGCTACAGCTAAGACTAAAGGGATACGAGGGAATGACATTAAGATTGTTATTTCTGCTAATGTTGATGCACCAACTAAATTCGATGTTCAAACTTACGTAGGTTCAACTTTAGTAGATGAACAGCTTGCTGTAGCAAATGCATCAGCACTAGTTGCAAATGACTTTGTGACATTCAAATCTGGAGCAACTCTTGCAACTACAACAGGTACTAACTTAGCAGGTGGTTCTAATGGGACGACACCAACAGGAACGCCTCACCAAGCTGCTCTTGATGAATTTGAAGCTTACGGCTTTAATACACTCGCCTGTTTAAGTGCTGAAACTGCAATCAAGGATTTGTATGTTGCTTATACAAAACGACTTCGTGATGAAGTAGGGGCTAAATTCCAATTGGTTGGTTATAAACTTGGAGCGACTGATCATGAAGGTGTTATTGATATTCATAATGCAGCAACTGGACTTGATTATGGTTTAGTATTCTGGTCTTCAGGTGCTGAAGCAGGAGTAGCGGTTAATCAGTCGAACACAAACAAAGCTTACAATGGCGAATATACTGTGGACTTCACTGGTGCCAAAACACAAAGTGAATTAGCAGCATTGCTTAAAGCTGGGAAGTTTGTATTCCACAAGGTGGGTACTGAAACGCGCGTACTTGAAGATGTGAATACATTCACTTCATTCACTCCTGATAAGAATGAAGACTTCTCAATGAATCAAGTGATTCGTGTGCTTGACCAAATCGCTATTGATACAGCAAGTCTATTTAACACTCGTTACTTAGGTAAAGTGCCGAATGATGCATCAGGCCGAGTTTCTCTTTGGGGAGATATCGTTACCCATCGTAAGCAATTACAAAGTATCCGTGCGATCCAAAACTTTAGTTCTGATGGCGTAACGGTGGAACAAGGAAATTCTAAAAAATCAGTAGTAGTAAATGAAGTTGTTGAGCCAACAGTGGCAATGTCTCAACTTTATGTAACTACTACGGTAGCTTAAGGAGGGTACCTGGTTATGAATGAAATGAAAATGCTATTGCCTCTGGACATTCAATTCTTTGGTGAAACTATGCATGCTCGCGATGCAATCAGTGGGGCACAGGGAGAAGCGTTCGTTACGATTGAAGGTACTCGTTATTCATTTGCACAACTAATTAATTTAGAAGCTAGAATGGATAAAACAAAAACACAAGTACCTATCTTAGGTAAAACGGGAAAAGGTAATAAATCGACAGGATGGGAAGGGACAGGAAGTGCAACTTTCCACTTCAATACATCAATTTTCCGCAAAATATTGAAACGTTATAAAGATACTGGTGAGGACCTCTATTTTGATATTCAATCAACAAATAATGATAAAAGTTCGACAGTTGGCCGTCAAACAACAATGCTATTTGACTGTAACTTAGACGGTGGGATTATCGCACTGTTAGATGCAGATGCTGAGTATCTAGAGGATTCTTTCGACTTTACATTTGAAGATTGGGATATGCCAGAAGAATTCAGTATCTTAGATACGATGCGTTAAAATTATCTGGGCTCACTCCGGTGGGCTCATGTTTAATACTAATTTTATATAAGGGGTCGATCAAGCGTGGTAAAAGCTTTAGATGTTGTATCTACGAATCCGGAACAATCAGAAACAGCACAAGAACATTTTACAGAAATATTCCGCCAAATTGGCATTCATTTTATCAAAAATGCAGAACGCTTAGGGAATAATGTAGTTGATGGGACAAGCGGTGTTGATATTTTTATTAGTCTGGAACCAAATAGCATTGTTTCTATTGATATTTCTCAAAAAGAAGTATTAGTAAAACAATGTTTAGCAGCAGATGTATCCGTTGATAGAGTGGTTGAAAGTATCTGAGAAAAACTAATAAAATATACGGAGGTAATGGATAATGAGTAACTTACAAGCTTTCTTTGCACAAAACGTTGAAAAGGTAAGTATTGAAGAACATGTGATTTCTAATAGATTCAAAGATGAAAACGGAAATCCTATTCCATGGCAATTTGGAGCAATAGACGGAGATCAAGATGCAGCTAACCGTAAAGCATGCACTAAACGAATGCCAGTTCCAGGTAAGAAAGGAATGTATATGCCTGAAACTGACTATGAATTATATACATTGAAAAATGCTGTTTCTACAGTTAAGTTTCCCGATTTGAACAATGCAGAGCTGCAAACTTCATATGGTGTAATGGGTGCAGAAGCTTTACTGCAAAAGATGTTACTTCCTGGTGAATTAACAAAGGTGAAACAGATTGCGCAAGAAGTGAATGGCTTTAATGTTGAGATGGATGAACTTGTAGAAGAAGCAAAAAACTAATTGAGGACGGTGATTCAGATGCCAATATAGCTCATTATTGGCTACATAAACTGCATAAATTACCGTCTGAATATCTTGCTTTACCAAGATTAGAAAAAGCTTTTGTGATCGCTTCTATTCAAGTGAAAATTGAAGCTGATAAAAAACAAGAAAAAGAAGCTAAGAAAAAAGGGAACAAAGGTAAGCGGAAGAATAGATGATAGAATAATAACCTCCTTTTCTGTATATTTATGGTGAAGGAGGGATATTATGAAGTTTCTAAAAGTTGGATGTTTAAGTTTGATAGGGTTATTTATATTAATTTTTGCGTTCGGGTTCTTTTTTGGAGATACTTCTAAACAAGTACTCAAGAGCGATAAGGTGCTAGGAGCCACACCTAATGACAAATTGGCAAAGGAAATAGGAATCTCATCTGATGAAGCATCATCAATTTTAGATGCTTTAAAGCTAACTGGTCTAGAGGACTATAAAAAGATTGAACATGATGACTTGCTTGATAATGCGCATTTTGAGGGTGAAAAGGGCTTTAGAATTGAAAAAGAAAATGTTTCAAATGTTATATTATATTTGAACTCTGACTCATCAGTCTATCAATTGAAATTTGCTGACCATATTCTTTATGAAAATGGGACAACATTAGCGGTGATTGATGATTTCATTTTATCAAATCAACAAAAATCTGATATACAATTTCAATCACAAGAAGCTCTAAAAAAGGTTCTAAAATCTCCATCAACGGCTAAATTCCCGAATATATTAGAATGGTCTATTGAAAAAGTAAACGGTGAAATAATAGTCAATAGTTATGTGGATTCTGAAAATGGTTTTGGAGCAATGATACGATCTGAGTTTCAATTAAAAGTAAAAGATAACACAATATATTCATTAGTTATAAACGGAAAAGAATATTTAAAACAGTAGCACTCAAGATGAGTGCTTTTTATTTGCCTAAAAAGGCGGTGAAACATTGGCGACAATAAGAACTACCATCATGATCAATGATATGATGTCCCAGCAATTTAGAGCTATGAATATGGCGATGTCTTCTGTTATTAGCAGTTTCCAAAACTTACAGCATACATCTAGTAACGCTATTGATACTGCATCATTAGAAGCAGCTCAACGTGAATTGCAACGAGTAGAATCTCAGATGAATGAGGTAGAACAAGAAATCCGTCAGGCTGAAAATGCTCAAGAAGACTTAAATAGAAACATTCGAAATGGAACTAACGCTGCAAGTGGATTTTTAAGACAAATAGGTTCAATTATAGCTGCATATGTAACATTACAAGCTTTGGGAAATGCAATTGAAATTTCAGATGAATATACAAATACCACCGCTCGTCTAAATATGATGAATGACGGTTTACAAACGACAGCTGAATTACAACAAATGATTTATGAATCAGCACAACGATCATATGGATCTTACTCTGATACAGCAGCTCTTGTAGCTAGAATAGGGAATAACGCTGGAGAAGCATTTAAGTCTACCGCAGAGACAGTTGCATTTGCGGAACTATTAAATAAACAATTCTCAATCGCTGGAGCTTCAACAGAAGAAATGAACTCTGCCATTCTACAATTAACTCAAGCGCTTGGTTCTGGGGTGTTACGTGGTGAAGAGTTAAATGCTGTGTTCGAATCCGCACCAAATATTATCCGTACGATTGCTGATTATTTAGGTGTATCAATAGGACAAATTCGAGAAATGGCAAGTGAAGGGGAATTGACTGCCGACGTTGTAAAGTCGGCCATGTTTCATGCTGCAGATGATATAAATGCAAAATTCGCTAGCATGCCTTTAACATGGGAACAATTGTGGACATCTTTCAAAAATGAAGCAATGTGGGCTTTCCAAGAAGTACTTGTTGAAATCAACAACATAGCTAATAATGAAAAGTTTCTTAGCTTTATTGAAGGATTGAAGCAATCTCTTTACACCCTTGCCCAAATAGCATTAAGTACTATTCAAGTGTTATCTTCTATTGGTGGATTTATTTATGATAATTGGGAATTTGTAGGACCATTGCTATTAAGTGTGGTTGCAGCATTAGGTTTTGTGACCATAGCGTTAGGAGTTGTTACTGCTGCAACTTGGGCGTGGAACGCTGCTTGGGCTGCTAACCCTCTTGTTTGGGTAATCGCCTTAGTTATCTTACTTATCGGATTATTCTTCGTTGCGGTAGCCGCAATCAATCACTTTGCTGGTACTTCCATCAGCGCCATTGGTATTATCACTGCAGGATTTGCTTATATGTACACAACATTCTATAACGTAATCTCATTCATGCTAAATCTGATTCTTATTTTTGCAGAATTTTGGGTAAATGTTTGGTCTAATCCCGTTTACACAATTAAACGATTATTTGCAAATCTTGCCAACAATGCACTTGATATGGCTAAGGGAATGATTGGCTCATTCGATAGTGCAGCTACTAATCTTGCA